AGGAAAAGACATCGAAATCTGAATTGGTCATGGTGCTTGCAACAAAAGGCAACCCACTTGGCTTCTGTGATCCCCTAGTTAACTGGCGATATTCACCGCCACCGCACATCAAATAGCCAAAAGCATCCCCAACGTGGGAGTGTTCGTTCTTATTTGGGCTATCTTTGAACCGTTCTTGCCCTGCACCAACAGCAATACGCTTGAAATGGTAGCCCCCTGAGAGGGATTTGCGTACTAATTTGCACTTCTTGTTGATTAGCAGACCTGGCTTGCCCTGAACCATGCGATTCATTGGCCCAGCAGCAGCTTCCCTACGAGCTTTGAACTCATTAGTTGGGGCTGGTTCTGCTTTTAAACCTAAAGACCGTAAGTATTCAAAGGCAGTTGTCTCATAAATGGCATCACGCTGCATACCAGCAGGATCTCCCCATATCCGAACATCGTACTTGGGGAAGTAAAGCTGCAATTCAGACAACAATTGCTGACCAAAACGCTCCAGCCCCATGTCAAAAGTAACGATCTCATGCAAAACACGCCACTGTCCATTGGGCATTTTCTGTCCAAAGACAGCAGCAGGAGTCAAACCAAAGTCAAGACCTACCTGAATCGGGTAGTTTGGATCCGCTTCAAGATCAGCAGCCATGATGTTGTCATCGTACTCAGGCCATACTGACTTCCCATCCTGCACAAAGGTGTACTTACCCTCGGCATAGCACCTAATCCAGTCTAGAGTTTTACCTGCAAGCTGCTGTAGGTAGTAGCCAGGTGGTAGGTTTTTTATATTTTCAGCCTTGGGGTTGATCTTCCACCACTTGGCTGATGCAAAAAGATGGTCATTGGCTTCAGGGTTCTCAGGTAATGAGTCTGATGAAACCTCGATTACTCCACCTGGTTGCTTGAAAAACTTCCATGCGTACTTTCCTGTGATGGGTTCTTTTTCTGCAAGCCTATGCCACCAGTGGTCATCATCCATCGGGTTTGTGTCCATCCAGATGCCGTGCCATGTTGCTCCACCGTCACGCTTAGTTGGGTATCGTCCGACACGATGGGTGAGTCCGTCAATGACAGCTTTGGGTAATTCCTTGGCTTCGTTAACCCAAGCACCAGTAAGTTCAAGAGAAAGCAATTTACGGACATCTTTAGGCTGATCCAAAGCCAAAAAGATAACCTCGCAATCAATCCCCGCTGCATCACCCCTTGGTGGAAGTTTGATGTGATGCGTGATAGGTGGGGTATGGTGGATCGGGCCATAGATGTTCTCAGGGAATAAGTCTGCCCAAGTCTTCAGGGTAGTAGTCTTTAGTTCAGGATAGCTGTTACGCACAATGACAAAGCGGCTGTACCTGATCCCATCCACTGGGGATTGCCTTTGTTCAACAGCACGAATCATTATCTTGGCTGCACACACATACGACTTACCTGATCCCACTGGCCCCATCAGCCCAGTAACAAAGGACTTGTCTTGTAAGAATTTAAACGCAGTGGGGCTGGATCGTAGATCAATGTTCAGGTTTGATAGCACATGATCATTGTTCATGCCGTGGCTCCACATCTTCAGGTGCTTGAATGGTTACGCCAATCACGCTAGGTTTCTGTCCGTCATCAGGAGTATCCAACAGACCCGATGCTTTAGCCAGGATCCTCAGAACCTGAACCTTGTCAAACAATTCGATGTCAATAGTCGCATTACCCTCTTTGTCTACTCTTTGGCTGATTTTCTTAATAGACTGCAAAGCGTGTTCGGGTATTCGGCTACTGGCTTTGACGCTGATGTGTCCTGAGTCATCCCATTCCATGATGTCTGTGATCTTGGTGTTTGCCATGGTGAGCAATGCGTAGGCGACTGCTTCTCGGTTGGCAACAATGGTTTGGCTGCGCTCGATGCGCTGTACGACATTACGGACACCACCCCAGTTTCTAGCTGATGGGTAAGTGCCGTTTGTCTTCTTTTCAACCTTTTCTGTTGCCATATTTTTCAATCAACTTAGACCAGATTAATCCACCGCCAATCTTGGCAACAAATTGCAGTAGAACAATTTCAAGCATCAAACCGCCAAAAGCAATAGTTGGAAAAACAATAGAGTCAACGGCAGATCCAGCAATATTTGATCCATTGACACGAATCATCCAATCTTTGTTTTTCAAATATTGATAGACCAATGTGTCAGCAACCATAGACAAACTGAAAGCTGCCAGTGATGCAAATGCAATCATGCCTGTAGCTGGATTGATGGCATAAGACACAACGCTGGCAGTAGCAATCAAACCGCCCATTTTTATTGGCAATTTGTCACCCTCCCATAGATCATGCAATTTATCTCGCAAAGACAAATCCAAGCCAATCAAGACAAACGCATTGATCAAACTAAACCATGGGCCAAGCCAAGCCACCAATAAATTAGCAGAAACCAATGCTGCAATGTAAATTACTGCGTAAATCATAATAAAACACCTTGTTCAACTTGATGAAATGCCCACACTGCTGGCGCATTGTGAGCCTCAATTCTGCTTCTCATAACTTGCGCCCTGGCTTCTTTGGTTGGCGGTGGATAGTTTCCATGTCTCCACTTTCCATCCATTCCGACATTACGAGCTATGTTGGTTGAATCAGCAGACGCAAATGGTAGTTTTATAAAGATCGATGGATCAAGCATTCGTAAACCATGCAATTTGCAATATGGTCTACCTTGCTCATCACAAATTACCCTCATTGCCTGACCAATTTTTGACCACCACTGAAAGGTTCCAATTGTTGAGAACTCGCCAGAGCTGCCAATGCAGACACGCACATAAGTGTTTGCCAGTTGTTCAAGTCTTTCTAAAGACTCATGCATATGCCAAACTGGTGCGCCAAACCATAATGGCAAAGGGTTATCACGCAACAACGCATCATTGTCATCTTCAGTTCCATCAATGACATCAGGCAATACAGCAAAATCGCAAGATGGAACTTTCTTTAGATTCAATGCCCAGTCATAGAACGGTTGCCAGTCAGAGATTGGGTTTCCTGACTTCCATGCACTAAATGCGCCATTGTCAATAGCAAATGACTGAGCGACATCTATTGCAGTTGACAACTGTTCTGGATGGGCAAATGATACAAACGCATGACCAGCCTGTACAGCATAGTTAGCGACTGTTGTTGGCGTGATTGGCAATCCGTGATAGTGGATCATCAAAAGCAGGTTGTATTGCAGTTATTGCCGTAACAGCAAGTAGTGCAAGTAACGTATTTTCCATTAGCGTAATAAGTGTGTGTAGAACAAGCCGCCCAGGTCATAGTTGACAAAGTAGCTACATACAAAGCAATAAGGAATTTTTTCATATTAGTCTTTCAAAACATTAATTTCTTTATGCCTTTGTTTGTGGCATGGCTGACAAAGCCAAACAACTTCCAAAGGTTTTTCGTAATCCTCGTGATGAGCAAGGGATTTGATTTCTCCACATCGAATGCAGGGACAACGTACAAGTAACCCTTTTCTAATGGATCTGGCAACTGCGTTATGTGCTTTAACACGATTAATGTCGGCTTTTCTCCATGCGGAAATAATTTCTTTAGCTGCCTTCGACCTTTCAGGAGCTTTTGCTCTATCTCTGTCATAGGCTCGAATCTTTTCAAGATTCTTATTCCTGTGGGCTGTAACATCATTTTTTGTACACTCCTTGCATTTGTTAAGGTAACCATCAGCCATTGCACTATGTTTATAAAACTCGCTTAACAGCTTGATGGTTTTGCACTTAAAACATTCTTTAAAACGAATCATGTTGTATTCCTGTGCTGGCAATACAACCATTATAGACCCGTTCTAATTAAAAGGTATATCATCGTCCATATCCGTAAACCCGCCCTGATCTTTTAGTTTCATAGGTGGTGGGGCTGGGACTCTAGCTTGCGCTGGAGCAGCTTGCCTTGGCTGATAGCCACCCTGAGATTGTTGTTCAACAGCAGCACCAAGCTTCAGGCTGAAATAAACATTCCCATCATTCCCGACATTGCGCCAGGCTGATAGCCAATACTGTTTTCCAGTATGGTCAGTCCATTTCCCTACCAAGTCAGCTTGTGATTCTTTTTCCTTGCGAGGGTTCTTGCGTAAAGATCCCCCTACCTTGATTGCAGGTGCATCCATCTGTTTATCTCCTTTTGATGCGTTACGAATGTTGAGTAATCAACAGCTTAATGCTATCACAGTGTAAGCGTTGCACACAAGCAGTATTTGTGGCATAGTAAGACCATGCGACCATAACCCAGTCGTCCACAAGGCAGTGCAGCTTACCAAGTGGGATAAACGTGATGAACTCATCAGGTCTTTAAGTAGAGCAATCGAACGGAGCCAGCAGGTGAGGCAGACATCTAACCAGTGTCTGTAATCTAGATAAACAAGGTGCTGCATCTCTAAGGAGATATTCCCTGCTTTTTTTAGTGGGTTCCATAGTTTGTGT